GATAAACAACTTTTACCCTCTGCTCAAATTCATACTTAGAAACAACCTCTTTTAGCCTATTTAAATTTCCACTGAAATCAAGCCTATCTAATGTAACTATATCAAAATCTGTATTTAATAATACATATTCAACTAAGTGGTGGGCAATGAATCCTGCCCCTCCTGTAATTAATATCCTCATTTTATTAAATTATAAATCTTATCTTTAAATTTATCAACGCTCATCAGAGAATTATAGTAATTAAAAGCTTCTTCCCTGTCTCTTTCTATATTGACAAACTTAGACTTATCTCTACATTTGTAGAGATTACTTATAACCTCATCCTTGTTCTTTTCCCAATCCAGATTATCCTCAAACGTCAATCTATCTACAAATTTTAGCTCCTCGTCAGGACAAGAAACCAACGCCTGCCTCCCGCACATAAGATATTGAATAGGGAGCTGCGGAAACCCATCGTGAATTGTAGACCTTAAAACCATAGAGCAATCGTTTATAAACTCAACCATATGAGATTCAGGAATTCGCCCACAATATTCAATGTTTTCAACTGTTTCATACATGTTCTCTATCCCAAAAAGCTTAAATTTTATATCAGGCATTGACTTAGCTACATCTAAAAGCAAAGGAATATTACTATAACCACTTTGATCGTTTATCTTGTGAGCCATATTTGTATCACTTGTATAAATCCCAACGGTGAAATCTTTAGGTAGAGGTCTCAGTATCTTATATTGATCTATATTGTAAATTGGAGTAAAAACCAACTCTGATTCTATACCGCAATCCTTTAATTCTTTCTGACATCTACTTGAATTACTTAACACAATTGCGTTTTGTGATTCAAACATCTTTTGAATGTCCTTCAAAGCGGATGTAGAATGAACATTATACATAGTGAATACATCTGTTCCGATGAAATGATATATTGGCCTTCCAACAACTGATGTCATGTGATTCTCTAAAGCCTGTATCGATGAGTTATAGCATCCGACCATATATGTCGCTTCCCAATTGCTGAACTTATAATTAGATGGAAAAGTCATTCTGGTTGATCCGTTAGAAGCGCCTGCATAATCAGAATTTAACATTTTAGCCCTCTGAATAGCTTGAAGAGGCGCCCCCCATGTAGACGTTACTATTTTCTTATCTGATATACCATAAAAATCACGGAACTCTTTGCATTTTTGATCTAAAGTTAATCCCTTCTCACCTGATATACTCTCTTCTGTAGGACTTTTTGTAGAAAAAACATAATACTTATCCCCTAAATATTTCCCCTTAAATCCTTCTTTGGATAACTTATAAAAAATCCCCCAATCTTGGAAATAATCTCTATTATCAAATCCCCCTACTTTATTAAACGCGGATCTTCTTATCGGGCTCATTGTTGGAATATAATTCATCGTCTCAAGTAAATACGGGTCATATTCTTGAGAGATAAAAGCTGGCTTATCGATTTCATATCTATGATTGCCATAAACAAAAGAAATATCGTCTTGATGCTCAAGAATATTATTGAAGTCGTAAAGTATACCTGGCATCAATTTGCAATCTGCATCTACGAAGAACAAAATATCATTATCTTCCCCTGAATTTGATATTTTTGCCCCATAATTTCTTGCAAAACTAGCCCCTTTGTTTTCTTTTAGCATCTCTAAATTAAAAGAAAACTTTCCCTCGTCTAAATAACCTGTTAATTGTTCCCCTGCCTGAGTATCTTCCCCGTCGACAATAATAGTCACTTCTTTATCAATATGATCTTGATCTTTTATTGACAATAATAAATCCTCTATGGTGTCATAATTTTTATAAAATGGAATAATTATGTTAAATTTCATGAAGGAGATCCCTCCATTTCTGGATCAAATCTAGAAGAGTCTTTTATACTATCAAAAACCTCAATAAAAATCTCAACTGCAGATCCCGCTATCTCACCTGATTTCGCAACTTTCTCGAAAACCTTTACTAATAAACTTTTTTCATCGCTATGGATCTTTACAAAACTATCTTCTTTTTTAAACTTTTTAATAATTTGAACAAAATCGCTCATCTCTACGATATCATTCCATTTGTATATGTTCTTCACCTGATTTATAACGGAGAAAGTCCTATTCGAATTTGTTTTTATAAATTCTTCCTCAGTGAAATCACAGCCTTTCACTTTTAATAATTTATAATCTTTTTTTAACTCATTTTCAGGAACTTGAATTACATTAACAATATACATGCTTTTTTACTCCTCTTTTTTTAATGCCTACCCGCAAAGAAATGAGGGCAAAACTAAGCAGGTAGGCAAATCTAGATTACCTTATCATTAGAGATAAGGTCAACTAAACCTAGGTGCCAGTAGTAACAATCCATAGTCCAGCGGATTTGTTTAATACTCGACCAACTGCCGTGATATTAAAACCTGCTGTTCTAATCTTGTTAGTAGGATCAGAGGTAGTTTGATCTCCTGATTGCTTCAAGAAGAACTGAAAACCTTTCCTTCCACCAGAATCGCCTGAAATCTCAGAAACGCCGTATGCCTCGTCCCCGAAAAGCAACGAACAATATACGTTACCTGAAGAAGTAGATAAAGTGTCTCCTGAAACAGGGAATTTATACCCTAAAGTAGAAGTCATTATACTAGCCCCAGCAACGATGTCTCGTCGAATTGGCGAACGCTTCATCTCTTCGCTAGATGTAGGGCTTACCCATCCTTTGAATCCTGCGTTTGTAGTGATTTGATACGCTACATCAGGGTGACAAATAAAACGATAATTACCATCGCTTAGAGTAGGAATGTCATTTCCTTCAAGAACTCGTACACCATGCTGTAATGTTTTTACTGTCATTCCAGAAGCAGCGAAAGACACAACTGTAGCTGATTGAGCTAAACGAGTTTTATTGTGATAAACAGGGAAGCCGTCAGCTCTACGAGTCCATACTCGAACTCCGATACCAGAATGGTTTAATGTGCCACCGTCGATGTTCAAATTATTAAACATCCCCGCTGAATAAGTTTGCTTATCTGCGATTGCAACACCGATGTCGTTACGAATCATCGTATCTAAACTTTTCGCTGCAGCCTCTTGGATTTTATTAGCTGCTCGATCCAAAGCTTTACCACGCGCAGTCAATGAAACAAAACGAGATAGTTTTATATACCCGTTACGCTCATGAAGCGTCGCTGTGACGGATTGAGAAGATAAGTACATTTGTTGCGCTGTAAACTCATCTGTATCATCTGAAAAAAGCTTACTTACTTTTCGATACCTATCAAAATTAACAGTCTTTCCGCTAGCCATTGGAATTGGCTCAAAAATAGGTGAAGACGTATAAAACGATGTTTTAGGTTCGAAATCCTGTAAAATCTTCTTTGAATACCACGTGCCTACAACTCCTGAGAGCGACGCATGTGTAGATTGTTGGTCTGCCATTTTTTTCTCCTATGCTTTTCTAAAATTTAATTCCTTTAGAAGACACATACTGTTCATATTCATCAAGAGACATTTCATCTACAGATTTTTTTATATGAGTAGATGCAGAAGATCCGCCACTAGAAATCGAAGCTACTCTTTTCTTTACAGAATAATGAGGTTTCTTATCTTTAGAAGAAGATGTTTTTTTACTTGAAATAAAATCTTTAACCCAACCCTTCCTTTTATATGTGCTATCAATATCGTTTTTCATTATTGATACCATTTCTTCTTTTATTTCTTCAAATAAATCAGGATTAAATGTTTTTAAATTCTCCCAAGATATCTCATTATCTTCTATTGCTGAAGCCTCAATCTTTTTTTTTATCTCGATTTCCTGTAGGTCTCTCTCCTTCAATTCGTTCTTAACTAATAATTTTACAGCGGTAAGGTCTTCTGACTCATACCTAGAAAGTGTGTCATCCTCTATAGTTTTATCTTTTACAGATTCTATCTCCTGACGTGCTTTCTCATATTCTTCTAACTTTTTTTTGTAATGGTATAATTCATTACTTTGTTTAGAGATTTTACGCGTTGCGTTTCTCTGCATTTCGAGCAAATCTTCTACGCTCTTACCTTTATATTGAGGCTCTATATCTACTTCATTATCTGATTTCTCTGGTTTATCCTTAGATTCCTCTCCATCAGATTCGTCGATAGATGTTGTTTCCGCAGTCTCCTTTGACTCTTCAACTAACTCTTCTTTGTCGTTTTCAAGAGAACCCTCCTTCTCATTTAACAACTTATCAAGTTCATCGATAGACATCGAGTCAATATCTAACCCTTCTGTATTTTGATCTGACATATTATTTACTCCCCGTAAATAGATTTTTCTCTGATATCACGAGAAAACTCACTTTTGATGTCTTCTATCAAATCAACATACGCCTTGTTTATATCGGTCTTATTTAATATATCATAAATTTTACTTTGTGCAACTTCTACAGATTGAACGTTAGGCTTATTGTATGCTTTCCGTAATTGATCTCTGCTCATTTGGACGCCATTTGAGAAACCGAACCTATCTATAAGATCAGTCGCCCAAAAACCATCAATTTTTTTTCCTGCTAATATAGAATATGCTTTTATAATGTGATCAACCTTAACATTGAAAAACTCACTGGTTCTAAAAATACATTTAGCATGATGGTCAGCCTTTGAATTGCCTCTTTTCCCTTTCACATACTTACTATAGAAATCATCTGATAAGATTTCTCTTGTCAATTTTCTACCCGTTGGAGTTGGGGTGTCAACCAACTGACCTAAATGATTATACTGCTTTACATTTATTGTCTCGTCGTATTTTTCTTCAATGTGGTAGTCCTTCCTGCTGAATTGTATTTTTGTACTTACTTTAGGTTTTTTCTTCTCTTTTTTAACCTCATAAACAGGGGCTATGTTTGAATCTTTCTTTTCTTCCCCTTTCTCGTTTATTTCTCTTTGTGGAACTGGATTCATTACAACTTCACTCATTTTTTACTCCTTATTTTTTATTCACACAATGCGATTTTTATTGATCGAATAATTGCTCTTTGCCCGCTCAATCTGATCACATCTTCCGTTTTTATTTTTCCATCTAATAAAATATTGTCAATTTCAGAATGCAGATTTTTTGCGAATCCGTCAAGGATTTTAGACACCTCATCTATATCAATACTCCCTCTTTTTTTATGCTCCATCTATATCACTGTATTTTTTGACCTGTCGCTTTCTCTATAGCTGCTTCTGCTTGCATCTTTACTAAATCAGACTCAGTCTTTAACTCTGTGTCGAATTTCTTCTCAGCTCTGCCAAATAATATATCTTTCGCTTCTTTTTCTTGTATAGCCTCAACCTCTGCTGCTCTTGCTTCTTCATTAGCCTGGTCCGTTTCGGCAACAATCTCAGGATCTAAAAATATACCTTCAGAATCATCCTTTATACCGAAAGATTCAAGTATCTTCTCCGCATAAACTGTCCAGTCTACCCGCTTTGCTATAGCTGGATTATTAGCTGCAGCTTGTCCGAATTGTATCCACCCGTTTTGATGGGCAACTTCGTTCGATAACTCAAGGTTACCAAGTATTTTAACATTAAATGTGAATAGCAGGTCTGTCATTTCTATGCCTTGACCAATCTTAGATAGCTTTTCTTCATCCCAGACAGCTAAAAGATCGTCAATAGTTTTAAATGTTAAATTTCTTTCAAATAACATTTCTATGAAAGGCTTAAGCTCTTTTTCTATTGTTGAGTCTATAATATCGTTCAAAGGCATATCATTTTGAGAAATAATCTCAACTGTTGCCCTAGCTGTCTTAGGTACAAGACGGCTATCACTGGTCCCCTCCTGAACTGGCGATAAACTAAATAAATTATTTATATCCCTCGCAATCAATTCACTATCGGTAATAGATACATTTGATAAATTCGGGTTTATTATTGGAGTTATTCCATTAGGTCCCTGACCACTTATAACTCCATTTGGAGTCCATGTGCCGTTCCATTTTATTTGTTTTGTTTGGTCAAAATAATACATATGAGATATAGCCCTTGTTTTAGCGTCTGTCGCCTGAGACCTAGAAGCGTTTAGCTCTTGTAACAACCCCAATGCACTAATTACATTACTTCTTCCATATAAGCTATTTGGAACAATCTCATATCTTCCAACAATAAAAGGCCGAACAAATCTCTTATGTTTAAAAGGTGTTGGTTCAAGTCGTATAACAACTCGCCCGTCTGCTATTGTGCAAATTACTTCTTCAGAAATACCATCTCCGTCCAAATCAAACCTTCCATAACATTCGTCGATTCTTACAAAACCTGTCTTTCTTATCTCTTGCAACGACTTTTGAAAAGAATCTGATTGAGACTCATTTAAACCAAGAGACTGAAGATACTCTTGTTGCTCTTCGGTGATACTACTACCGTCTAACTGCAACAAGTCGAGGTTTTTATAAAATCCCACCTCTTCTCGCTCTTCAAACACCTCGCCTTCTTCATTATCTACCTCGAAAACATCTATCCTCTTTCTATCTCGTATTAGATCCTCCATAGACACAACAGCGCTGTGTATGCAAGCTTGACTTTCATTTATATCTTCTTTAGAAGAATCGCTATAAAATTCAGTTAACAATAAGTTCCTGAAATATGTATTATCTTTTGTAATTACAGGCTCCGCCTCTAAATTTTCAAAGAAAGCTAACTCTTTCTCTTCATATTCTTGAGTGATTTTAGCAACAGACGTGCCCTCAATCGCTTTGTTTTTTATGAAGCTTTTAAAACTATCTTTAAACCCTATCTCATCAAGTTGGTTGTCAAATATATACTTATTCCATAAATCAACAATTGTTTCGTCTACACTACCGACTTTTTTGTCTTCTATTCTTCCTATTGGCTGAACATTAAAAAGAACTTTATTAATTCGCGCTACAATACCGTTGACCTTCCATTTTAAGATAGGACTTTGTATTTTCGCCCTTCCGTTATACATCGTGTCTAATTTATCAGTAAGTCCGTAAGCTGCCCTCGCTTGCTCCCAGTCCCTCTCTAAAGGTTTTCTTTGCTGTTCATATTTAGACTTCAAAGAAGAGAAGTAATCTAATGCTTCCATTTCTTTTAAAGTGAATGATCTTTTATTATCAGCTGTCATTTTCTGTAGTATAGCAATTAATAACCCATTAAATCAAACATCGGTTCATATTCTTCTGTATGTATACTGGATTCCGTATCGTTCTTCATCTTCAAAACTTCGTATTTTATTATATCCATGAAGTGATCGTCTTTCTTTAAAGGCCTATTAAGAATCTCGTTTTTTTCAGCGGATTTTGCGCTTGAATAACTATCCCAGCTATATCTGCTAAATTCCCATAAAACGCCAGTACATGTTTTAAAGACATACAAAGATGGAGGCTTTTTTACATCCCCCTCTCTGTTTTTTACACACTTCAATCTTTCCTTAACTGCCCCCATGCCAACCGCGTTATCCTTTGTACATAATATAGTGTTTATCCCATTTCTAGAAAACTCCCCTCTTATTGTATGTGCATTATCCTGGTATTCGTCTGGATGCTTAAATATAACGTCTGGCTTCATAGACGAGGTGTCTATTTGACAAAAAGTAGGCTCTATCGGAAATGCCTTTACATGTCCTCTCGTTAATTTTATCATCCTTGCGAAATCAGCGACCAACATGCTTTCTCTTGTTGCTTTTAACTCATCGCATACATATATGTAATTGTTTTTCCTGTCATATAAAAACCTAATCCAATGATGAGGTGTTCTCTCATGCGGATCTATCCCTTCGTGAAGCTCATATCTTGTTGGGTTATCAAGTGCTAGCTTAACATGATTGAACGGCTCTATTTTATGTATTTCCCCAAACTCTTTATAAATTAAACCCTCTTTTAAGTGCGGTTTACCGTGAACCCTGCTTTCAATCTCATCAGGGTCGACAGTTAACAGGTAGTTTTTTTTCGCTTCTTCTGAAATAAAAGGATTATCAATAATGGATAATACAGCCGTCTCGATTAATTTATTATCACTTTCCCATAAAAAATTAACAAGACGAGTGAATCCAGAAAGAGACGTAAACGTTAACAAGAAGACTCCGTCTCTATCAGTTAACCGAGCTAAACACTCTTGGAAATAGTCCCAAGGTCCTTCCTCATCCCACCAAATAAGGTCGAGATCCATACCTTGAACAGCTTCTCTTCCTTGTTGATAAGATCTAAAAATACATTTAGTGTTTTTTTTACTAATAATAATATCGTTAGTGAACCCTCTTACAGGGTTGAAATCCCCATACTTTATTGACCCCTTTCTAATCAATTTACTCATCTTAGTTTGCTGAACAGCTACAGAAAGCTTATAGTCAACAGTTGCACACATTATCTGAGCATGAGCCTCCTTGTCGAAAAATTCAGCACAAATCCCTGCCCCCAGCTCTGTCTTTCCTGATCTATTACCACCAAAGACAACAAATATTTTCTTATCTCCTTTTTTAAAAAGAAGTCTATCTAATATTTTATTTCTAATATCATTCTGTTTTTTATAAGAAGACCAGTCCATAAAATCAAGCATGTTCTCTGATCTTATTTTTTTAAAAGATTCCAGATTCTTCTTGAGAGACAGAAGTTTGTTTATGTCTTCATTCAAGGCCTGTTTCTTTTATTAATTTTGAAATCTCTTTCTTTATTTCCTTGACGTCATCGCTAGTATTTTCAATAACTTCCTCATCTAATGTAGCCGTGGGAGCTAGTGATTTCAATATATCTCTATCAACAATCCTTCCTAAAGTTTCAGCTGCCTTAATGTTCCCCTCTTCTGTTTTATCATACAAACAATCCGTCGCTGTTCTACTAGCCTTCGATCTGTTTTTACGAAGGAGAAGGTGTATAGTGGGTGCATATTCACTTTTCATTACTTTTTCATAAAAGTAATTCTTGCAGCAAATAGGCCCGTAAAGCTGTAAATCTGTAACTATCCTCTTGCTGCTTTTTAAAGCGTCTATACATTCCTGAGCGACTACTGGGATCTGTAATTTTCTCGCCATATTATTTATATATATATCACAAAAACGTTTTATCGGTCCAGTCTTTTCTTTGCAAGATACTCTTCTTCATCAGGATAATAATCTTTTTTTAATATTATAAAGTCTTCTAAACCTTTAACGACCCCTGTCTTGTGAACAAGCTCGAAGCCATCTTCAAGCCAAGATTTTATTTCTTCATCTGTTATATTTTCTTTTCTGAATTTAATATAAATAGTTTAACCCTTATTTATTTTTCCAATCTATTTCATATCCCAATAAATCGGCGATTTTTAATATATCGTAATATCTTATCGAACCGTTGTTGCATTTTTGTATAAGCGACCCCCTTGCCCAGTTTAACCCTCTTTCGAGTTCCCTCATTGAGGTCACTCCTTTTAGCCTTGATTTTACACTTATCTCTGTCTTTAAATCCTGTATAAAAGTATCTTTATCCATAAAAAACTCCTTGTTATTAGTATAATATATAAATAAACGTGCATAGTCAATACCTTTATATAAAATAATATACTATTTATATAAAACTATATTGACATTATTTTTATATTGCGTTACTATATATTTATAATTAATTCAGGAGGTATTTTATGAATGATAAGGATTTGAGTGTGGATATTTTGGAAGCGAAGGAGGAACTGTTGTTTGAAGCGATAGAATTAATAAGGGATTTTAATGATTCCTTTAAATCAAAAAGTTTTTTTGTTCGACCCAGTCATAAGGGGGTGTTTGAAAAACTTGAGAATAGATGTTCTGATTTTTTAATAGAGTGCGATACATAGAGGAGGTAATTATGAAAACAATAAAAGTGAAAGAAGAAAGTTATATAGGGTTAGAAAAAACAATAGATATAGCAGAGTGTTTTTTTGATCTAGGATCTATATTTACAGGTGAAGAAAATAACCCTGAAACAACAGAGGAGAATATGGAAATCATAAATAATATTTGTGAGGGGGTCCACTGTGGGGAAAAGGTAGATAATGTTGATATAGAAGATGCAAACAGTATGTTATTCAGGTTTTAATAAATTTTAAAAAAGAGGAGTTTACAAAAATGAGGGTAATAGAAAATTTTGAAATAAAACAATGCATAGATTCATTTACAGAATGGGGGCTTTGGTGCGAAGAACAGATAAGAGAAGGAGACGATACTATATACGACAGATAATTATTTTATAGGGGGGAATAAAATACTTATTATGTTTTCTTTTACATCCTCTACGCTTTCAGCCTTAAATGCTAGCCCCCTTGCTTTTTTTATTTCCATTATTCTTATATCTTGAGCTTTAGATGTCACTTCACCTGGTCTCTTTACTTCTATAGCAACGAAATGCCCTTTCACACAACATAAAAGATCAGGAGTGCCAGTAGAGCCATAAATACTCCCATGCTGCTTTACCACATACCCGCCTAGTGACTCTATGTATTGTTTTATATTCTTTACAATATCTCTTTCTTTCATTTTATCTCTTTCTTTCATTTTATCTCTTTAGCCCACTGATAATCAGCCTTATTCTTATCCCATCCAATGCCATTAAAGGATTCATCACATAACACAATCGACTTTGAGAACCATTTAATGTATGCGTTAAAGTTTTTTTCTGTTTTCTTTTTACCTAATGCATTTACGCATTTTATATAATTATTATATTCTACTGTATTAAAAAAACTCGATTTATTCATCTAAATCTAACTCCTCATTGTTTTCTTCTTTTAAAAATATTTCCTGACCAAGGTGAGATTCAAAGTTTTTTCTCGTCTTGTCTACAGACGGAAAAATATACCCTCTGACCCATTCCCCCTTCTTATTTTTTATCTTTGATGCTTTTACAGACAAAGTCTTCTGAACTTGCATACTAAAACTCTGAACGCTATTGCAAGGATGTTTCTCTTTTCTTTCCTTAGCCCACCATAAATAAAACTTAAAAAAAACACTACTTGGGATCTCTGTTATCCACTCAGATCCTTTAGGTATATTATCATAATAAAAATCGCAATCCCTTTGACTAATATTTGTCATACTCATAAAAAAACTATCAACACTTGCAGTCTCTAGAAATTCATAAAAGAAACTATCGGTGCTGTCCAAATTGTATATTTTCTGAGACATTAAAGCTTTTGTTTTAGGGAAGTCTCTGATATCTACAATCGAGAGATCTCTTTTTAATAAAATATCGAGAAGATGAGCCCTACCACCGTTAGACATTTCGTTTTCTATTTCAGTGAAGTAAGAGTAATCTTTAATCTTTTTATCTGATACCTCAAGTACAAAAAAACGTCTTTCACTCATTTCAGCGGGGACCACTCTGTCATTATTGCTCGCTGCTATAATCCTTATATAATTTTTAGTATAAAAAGGCTCTTTACCTTTATATTCTATTCTAAGGGTGTCCTCCGTTATCATACTCTTAAGGATACCCGCTATAGCTTTATCTCCACCCCAGAACGCCTCATCTGCGAACACCAAAGACTTCCCCATTAATTCAGAGTTGAAGTTGCCAGTAAGCGCATTTGCCCTGCCTATATGAAGAAAATGGTCGCCGAAAACCTTACCGAAATTAGATGCGAATACGCCTTTCCCCACCCCCTGCCTTCCTTTCATTATGATAGCTACTCCCGACCGTTTCTTAAGATTTTGTACAGAGTCAGCCATCCAATCAAGAAGGTAGTTATATATTTTTTCATCACCTGAGGCTATTACATTTCTGATATGTTCAAGATACTTCGAACAATTGCCTTCCTTTCTCCTGACAGAAAAGCCAGACCAAACATTGTAGATCTTGAGGTGTTCTGTTTCATCTCCTGGTAGGTAGTCAATAGAGTTGTACTCCCTCCTATTTTCCGCAGAAATCCATATTTCTGTTTGCGGTATTGGCTTTTTATTCCAAAAAACAGGTGGAAGAGACTGGTACTTTTTTCTAAAATTTGGAAAATCATAAAAAGTTAACTCCTTTTTTTTAAAATTACTATTAAAATTTTCTTTTAATACAACTATCTTACCCCCCATATCTACAATCGCGTGTTCTTTATTAAAGAAATCAACCACTGCGTTTTTTTCAAACTTCTGTTGTTGAGGCGATTTGTTTTTCTTTGTTATCTTCTCAATATTAGATATTAAAAAAATAATATGGTTTAAGTTTTTCTCTTGCAATATCTGTATTAACGTACCTGTAGATTGTTTAACATCCTTATCAGACCCCCGATGAAACATTACCTCCGTTTGGTCTTCATTGTAATCGTCTAAAAAAAGTTTCTCGAAACAACTCTTAAACTCATCTATTGTTAGTGACAGCTCGTCTATAAGAAACCCACTAAAAGAAAAATCAAGATCCACCCCAGACAAGACCCCTTTCTGATAATAGAAACTCAGCTGTGTTGTTATGGCCTCCAATATTCCCATTTTGTTTTTTAGATTTAGAGGCTTTAAAATATCAGGTAGATCGCTTATACTCTCCATAGAAGAAAAATCAGTTAAGTTCTCCCAGGTCCTCTCTGGCTCCATGGGGCAAAGGATAAGCTGTGATTTTCCACCTATTCTATATGTAACTTCAAATCCCAGTTTTATAAGAGCACTACTATTAGCAGAAATGTCCTCTTGTGTTGTGAAAAAGTAATGCTTACCATTTTTCGTATTATGCACAGGTACTCTCATAGAGTTCTCTTTTATATATGAATCTATTTGCTCTATATGATAAGTGTCTTTGTCTACATCTAACACAAACATTCCCTTTGGGAGAGTCCACCCTATCCATCCTCTATTAGAAATCCAATCTTCGCACTCTTCTAAAGAGAGCCCTTTGTAATCATCTTTTTGGTAACCCTTAGTTACAGGAATTTTAGCATTATTTCTTATGTCTTTATTTGATACTGGACATGAAGAATTGTACCCACGACATTTTAGCGCTCTAAGTCCCAATCTCGTATAAACAGAATAATATTTATCAATCATTTTTTCTTAAAAACCTCCTTTTTAATACAACTATATTTTCAACGCGATTTATTATAAAACTATAATTCATATATAGCAATAGTGTATATGACTATAAAAACGCTGTCGTTCCATGGACGAGATGGACGAGGCATGGACGAGGCCTCGTCCATGGAAAACAACGGTAACAACGGTCGAAAAACACCCCATGGACGAGATGGACGAGAAAAACGCAAATCGCACACGAAAAAAAATTATTAAAAAATAATCCAAAAAAAACGAGAAAATACAAAATTTTCTCGTTTTTCTCGTCCATCTCGTCCATGGCCCTTTTTTTCACTTTAACAACGGTGTTTTTCCATGGACGAGGCCTCGTCCATGCCTCGTCCATCTCGTCCATGGAATCAGATTTTGCTGAAAGATCCAAATCGATGATTCATCCAGTCTTCATTTGCAGCTTTTCTCTTATGAGATATACTTTTAAACTTTTTTCTTTCATTTTCCACTAAATTTGAAAAGTCTTTTCTGAATTGCTCAGAACTGTAACCTATAACTTGAGAATGCGTTATTTTTAAATTCCTCATTATAGATTCCAGTCTATATCTTCATATTTCGTTAATTTATTGTTATACATAAAATTATAGCCCTTACTACTAAAAGTAGCAGGGGCTATTGTTTTACCTTCATTATGACCGCTATTTATGCAAACTAAAATCCTGTTAAATATTTCAGATAATTTCATTTTGCTATTAAAAACGACCCTTATGTTTAATTCATTAGCGCTCATATTAATCTAAATCAATCTCTGATTCATCAATATTTTCACTATTAGCGTCATAAGATGAAGAATGTAATAATGATACAGATCTTGCATTAAGTGCTATTTTCTGTACTGAATCGTCTACAAAACCTGAATTTAAGCAAGCTGTCATCACCTGATAGGTATGTTTTCCATTAGATTCTTTTTTGCTTGTTATTCTATAGCTCCTTGAAAATATAGTTTCTTTTCCTGTCTTATCCAAAACCATAAGTCTTTTTGCTGTATTAGCTATAAAATCACCAGCTTTTCTGGATGCTCCTTTAAATATCAGAATCCCAGGGACTTCTTCTGGTGAATCCTTTAAAATAACATAATACCTTGCCCTTTTATTTTTCCATTTTTGTTCATCAGTCAAAGGGTCTCCGTTACTCCAAAATTTACCATCCTCACTCCATAATACTGGTGACTCATCATCTGGAAAAAAAGCCCAATCCGAAGATTTTTTTACAACAATAATATCGACGAAATCCCCCAGATTCTCCCCATTAGATGTATTTATGAAGTCTCCAATATTATTACCTTCTATTTCAGCTTCTTGCGACATCTTTTGAATACATTTTATATATCCTAATGGTATTCTAACATCATCGAAATCATCCAAACCTATTTTATTAACATTTACATCCAATTCACAAGATTCTTTTTTAACTAACTCTTTATTCATTTTTTATTCTCCTATTTCTATTTATAAAACTAAAACCAAGACTTAGACCTAGACCCAGACCTAGACCCAGACCCAGACCAAAACCCAGACCCAGACCTAGACCTAGACCAAGTAAGCCCCCTAAAAGTAGACCTAGACCTAGACCTAGACCAAGTAAGCCACCTAAAATTAGACCTAGACCCAGACCAAGACCAAGACCCATACCCAGACCCAGACCCAGACCAAGACCCAGGCCAAGACCTAGACCCAGCCCTAGGCCCAGACCAAGCAAGGCCCTTACTGCTAGACCTAGAAATAGACCGAGTACCAAGTACATACCCAGATAAAGACCCAACCTTAATATAAGCTATCATTTTAAACTCCCAGACCTAGACCAAGACCCAGACCTAGACCCAGACCTAGACCCAGACACAGACCTAGAACTATACCCAGACCTAGACCTAGACCCAGACCCAGACCAAGACCCAGACCCAGACCCAGACCTAGAAATAGACCGAGTACCAAGTACATACCCAGATAAAGACCCAACCTTAATATAAGCTATCATTTTAAACTCCCAGACCCAGACCAAGACCTATACCTATACCAAGACTTAG